ATTTAGTTTTTGGTAAACGAGCAACATAGTCGCCATCAAGGTTTTTTACAATATTTTTAGTTTCTTTGTTTAAAGAGTTTACTAAGTTTTTTTCAGCTTTATATGTAGATCCTAAAATTCTAGGAAGCTGAATATAGTTGACTGCACCAAGAACAATCATATTTCCAGCCATACTAAAATTTCCTACTTCTTCTGCAGAACTATTTATCAAAGAAAGAGCTTCTCCACTTGGGTCTACGCCAAACTCTACACTATAGTCGTTTATTAAGTTATTTCTAAATTCATTTAAGTTTTGATATGCTTCAAATCCAGCTTCTCCAGAAGTAGACAGTCCATTTACAATTGCACGTTGTCCTCTGTTTAAACTATTGTATGTAGTAACAAACTTTTTATTTATATCTGCTACTTTACCATAAGCCGTAGCAGCTTTTGCTGCAGAAAGAATTCTTCCTTCAGAAGCTGCAATACCTTCTGCAATTTTACCAGATGAAAATGATTTTGCAATTCCTGGTAATCTGGATAAACCTGCTATTGCTTTAGAAAAAACAGCACCTGATGCATAAGCACCAGCAGCAAAACCTAAGTTTTTAACAACTCCTTCAAACCAAAAGTTTCCGGTTAAAAGATAATCTGAAGAGTACCATGCTGCGTTTTTAAACTTGTCAGTTTCATAACTTGGCATAGCATTATCTAAACTCTTGTTCATTTCGTCTAAATATCTATTAAACTCATTGTCATAAAATGAAGAAAAATTTCCAGTTTTTCCCCATAGAGCTAACCCATTTACAAGTCCTGCTGTGTTTTGTACAAAGGTAGTTGCCGCTAAAACTGCTCCTTTTGTAACACCGTTTACCATTTGTGTACTCCACCCTTGTCTTTGTGCAGCAGCATCTTCATTATTAAAGTCACCAGGCATCATTGTATTGTAACGCTCCGCTCCTTTGTACTCATCTAAAGTAGTAAGATTGTTTCCTTTTCCTTTTACTGACTCGCCCGGGTTAAAGTTTTGAAAGTCTTCTAAAACTGAGCTACGATTTTTATCACTTAAACCATTTAAAGCTCTTGGTCCAGTTATAGGCGCAGCTCTGTAATGAACAGGCGGAGGAGAATCAGCCGCATAAGATGGAGTATAAGTTCCATACTCTTTTTGCAAATTAGCTTCGTCTAAAAAAGTTTCAGTTTCAGGTACGTCAGTACTTGGATAAATTTTTTCGGGTGCAATATTTCTCTTTTTAGACATCTTATTTTATAATTTTTTTAGCGTTCTCTAATTCTTCCTTTTTTTCCTCCCAATTTCCATAAGGGTATAAAATTTTAAAAATTTTTTCATCTGTAAACCATTTTAAATGTGCGTCTAAAGCAGACTTTTCTATGTCTTTTGCTAATTCGTAATCTTCTAAAACAACTTCATCAGTAATAGGGTCTCGAACATTGATTTTTAATGTAACTATTTCACCATTTTTAGAATCACTAACAACATCTCCAGTAACATTATATGCGTCTACATTTGTAAAATCTAAAACACTGTTTAAACCTCCTGTAGCGAACGTAGAGTTAAATGTAGAATTAATGTTAGTTGTCCAAAATGTTTGTGGATTTTTGCCTACAACAACACTTTCTGTACGTTCATCCCACATCTCAACTAAAGGAGCTTGAGTTCCATGCAACATAGGTATAATTCTTTGATTAAACATTCTTTCTGACGGACTTTCAGTATATTCATCTCCAAAAACAGACAAGTTTGTTTGGTTATCTAAAGGAATTGAAAGAAATGTACCGTCCTTTCCTGACAAGTTTAATGTTTTTTTGTCTTCCCCTACAATAGAAACAGTCTCTAACTTTGATGCCATTTCTACAATATTTTTTTGACTAACATCTGTTCCTTCAAGTTTGTCTTCAGAGGCTCTAATACCTAAATCGCCCAAAACTGTTTTCATGCCCGCCATAACGTTATCGTCTGTAAGTAATATACTATAAGAATTAGGTTGCATAATAACATGAGTTTCCTTTAATTGTTCACTTACATATTTGTTTCTATTGTTTTCTATAGTTTCAAGGTTTGTTTTAACATTTCTTGCTACTTCTTTTATAGCTGCAAGTTGTCTTCCTTCTAACTCAGTTGTATAGCCTTGTGTACTTTTTTTCCATAAGTTATACATGGCTTGTTTTTCAGGAGGTAATTCTGCTAAAGCCTTATCATCAAGATATACTTTTTCACCTGTGTCTGCTACATTAAACCTTCCTCCTTCAGGAGATGAAATATAATAAGAGTCTTTATTATATTTTGTAGTTTGATAGTTTTTTTCAAAATTAAGAAACTCTCTTGCGGCTTGAATATAGTCATAAGACACGGTAGAACTTTTTCCAAATTCATTTTCAAAATTTAAATCAATAGTTTTGTTTTTTAAAACTTCAGGTAAATTTTCATCAGGGTTAATATTATCTTGGTACAAAAATTCTGCAGTTTTTTGATGAGTATTTAAAGTTCTTTCTTTTGTAAAAGTTTCAGAATAATCTGTAAGATATTGTTTTATATCTTTTTGTTGGCTATAAGTTAACTTAGCTTTATTTTTTTCAAATAAAATTATTTTTTCTTGAAATTCATTATCTGTCCAACCATACTTATTAATCATTGAGTTCCTAGAAATCTCATCTCTATTTTTCATGTTTTCTACAGCCTCGTATTCTTTTGCTATTACTTTTATATTAGTAAGTTTTTTACTATCAGTAGGAAAAGGTACTGGTCCAAATGGAGACTTTGTTGGGTTTTCAGGATCCGGAGACGGGTTTTCTTTCTTCTTTTTTTCTTTTGCTATAAAAAGTCTTTCACGAGCCACATCTAAATTTTCGCTATGATGTCTGTCATCTTGAGCCATTTTATCACGTTGATATTGTCTGTTTGCATAAGGACTTTCATGAAAAGTTGTTGAAACTATTGAACTAGAAAATCCATTAGACATATTGCTCATCCAATCTGCTATAAATAGTTGTGCTTTTGTTCCTTCTAAATTTCCATCTAAAAAACTTTCTTCAGTTTTTTTATAATCATTTTCTGTGTCTTGAATTAAACCTTCTAATGATTTTAGTCTGCTAGTAAGCCTTTGTTTTTCTGAAGCACTGCTTGCAGAAATAATTAAGCTTTTAATATTATCTTGAGATTCTTTTAGGTTTGTTATATTTTTGTCGTAAGAAGATGTAATGTTTTCCATAAAATCTTCATTACTAACGTTTGAATACTTGTATCTACCATCAAGTTGCATTTGTTGCCAATCTTCAGCAGATAATCCAGCTTTTAAAGCTCTTTGTATTTTTTCAGGTGTTATTCCTTCTATTTTTTTTCTAGTTATTGCATCATGTATGCTTGTAATATTTCCTTTATTATCATAACTATAAGCAACATCATTAGTTACAGAGTCTTTTACTAAATTTTTAATAATTTCTTGTGCTGGTTTACTGTAATCTTTAAATTTACGATAATCACCATTATAAGATGCAGATAAATCTTCAGAGTTTAACCATTTATTAGTATTAATACGAAACAACCAATCATTTGATTCGCCGTTTTTACCTTCTTTTGTATATTGCTCTTTATTTGCTAAAGCTTTTTTATACCTATTTGTAGATGATACTGCATTTCTAACATTAGCATCTTTTCCAATAATACCTACCATACCTCCTACAGAGTTCGCCATCTCACTTTGAGAAAAATCTGCTGCGGCAAACGAGGTTAATTTATTACCTACGTTTGTAAGTCTACTTTCTAAGTAACGTTTATCAACATCTCTTACAACATCTAACCCAGCAATATTTTCTATTGTTGATTGTATTTTTTGTAAATTTTGGTCATATCGTTGTTGCATTTGCAAACCAACATTAACCATAGCTTCAACAGGTTGTTGTTGAACGTAAGGATTAAACGTTGGTGCTCTATCTGTAAAACTTGCCATAGTAGTATAATTTAATCAAATTTAAACGAATACCCCAAGGTATCCTAGTTATAAATAATTTAATCTATTAAAAACTTTACGATTTTTTAACCAAAAAAATTATCTAAATGCATTAGCTATTCTTCTTTGTTCAGCAAATTGTGCCGCAGTCATAGGTGTAGCTGAAGTACCGCCCGCAGCTACTCTTCTTTGTTCAGCAATTTCTTCTGAAGTCATAGGTGTATTTGAAAAGTTTTGACCTACATTAACCATTCTCCTTTGTTGATCAATTTCTGCAAAACTCATAGGTGTAGGTGAAAAATTTTGACCTGCATTAGCTATTCTTCCCTGAAAGTCAACTAAATTATTTAAGTTATCTGTTCTAAAATCTTTTCCAAATCTATAGTTATATAAATTTTCATAAGTCTGTAAAGTTCTTTGTTCTAATTGATTTCTAGAATATTTATCAGACATTGAATTAAGAGCTAATTGATTTGCTTCTTTAGTATTAGATCTTGCTTGAGCTTGTCTAACATATTGTTGGTCGTTTAACTGAATGTTTCTTAGTTGAGCATCGTTAAGTGTTGCACGGTTTCCACTGTACACACGGTCTTTCATTGCTTGATTTTGTCTAAACTGTTCTGCGTAAACGGGTTGGTTAGCTTCATATTCTTGTGCTTGTAACATAGCTAATTGCTCAGGATTGCCTTGTGACATTCTTTGCGCCCCTCTAAATACAGATGTATTTCTATTTAGTTGATCTTGCATTGATATGTCATAAGGAACATCTAGCTCCGGACGATATGATTGACCTTGTACTGGTTCTAATTGGTTGTTTGACAAAGCAAACATTTCTCCATACAATTGATTTGCATTTAAATCTTCTGCATCTGTTCCTCTTAACAAAGGCATCAGCATGTTAGCATAAGGTATAGCGTTGAAAGGATCATTTTTTACATTAGCATAAGCGTACTCCGGATCTGTTCCTTTAATTGCAGCAATATTTTTATAAACATCGTCTGTTGCTTTAATACCTTCTGTAAATTTTTGTTCTTCTACACTAATTAATTTATTTCTTTGTGATTCTCTCCACGCATCTGCTGCTGCAATATAATCTTCCTTGGTTTTATATTTTTGTTGAACACCATCTTTATTAGTACGCCAAACCTCATTGTCAGTAATACCTGTAGACTTTAGTTGAATACCAGAAGCATCAAAAGTTCCTGCAGTTCCTTGAACACCACTTTTAATTAACTTTCTACTAGCTTCTCTTCCTTCTGTTCCTGGGTTTATTAATTTAACAAGTTGTCCATCTTTTTCTTCAAAACCATTAGCCAAAGCTTCTTTTTTAGATTTAAAAGTAGTTATAGGGACAGTAGTTGTAGAATTTGATGTTGTTGTTATTCCAGTTTCAGCATACAATGTTTTCCCATTTTTAGCATACATTGTTTTTCCATTTTTAGCATGATTTGTTTTGCTTTTGCGTTTAAGATAAGCTTCTAATTTGTTTGCATTACCTGCCAATTTTTCTACAGGAATTCCAGTTTCTTCTGCTACAATATTTAAAGACTCTTGTGCAACTGCGGCTCTTTCTTTGTGCTCTGCAATAGACTTTAACTTCATATCGTTCCCCATTTTAATAAGATCTTTAGTTTTTGATTCTAAAGTCCCTACTTTTGTTCCCTCATAAAGCAATTCTTGTTTTTCAACAGAAGAAAGTCTTTTATTAATTTTATCTTCTTTCTTAGCTTGGTCAGCAATGTATGTTCTAAACTTTCTACCCTTAGAGCTTGGGTCTCCAATCATTCTTGCAGTTTTTTCATTAATAAGTAGTTTACCAAAAATAGTCATTCCTTGTTCTGTATCCATAATAGGTTCAGACCCTTCAGCTTCAATTTTAGTCATTCCTGTAGAACCATTTTCTGCATTATTATAATGTAAACCAACACCACCTTTAGCATGTGTATTTCCATTAATCATGTTTGTTTCTCCTCCTTTAGTATATGGATTGTAAGATATAGGTGATATTCCTCCACCCCACGCAGGCGTAACTTCTCCACCACTTTGCATCATTGTGCCACCATTCTGCATAAAAGAGTTGTTAGCCCGATGAATACCACCTGCCATAGCAATATTTCCCATTTGCATCATATTACGTTCTGTAAAAGCATTATTCTTTTTTATTTTTTCATCGCTTCTATCAATAGTTCCTCCTATAAGTTTTCCAGCAAATTCTCCAACCATACCTCCTATTGGACCTCCTAATGCTGTTCCACCTATTTTACCAATTCCACCACCAATTTGTGAACCTGCATCATTATTCATAACTTGTCTTGCTAAACCAGAAGTAGCTGCACCTATTGACATAGCACTTGGGTTGGCATTAAACGGAGTGTAGCCATATTGTGCTCTGACAGTGCTTCCATTTTTAGACGACAATATGTTAGTGCCTACGCCGTTAATAGGAAACAATTCTTCTCCATTTACTGCGCGCATTCTTTGGTTGTAATTTCTTTCACTTTGTTCAGTCATAAGTCTTCTTGCATCTACATCTTCAGTTTTAGCCGCCATTAAAGAAACGTCACTTACTTTTCTTCCTTGCAAAGAAGAGTCTACAGCATTTTTTTGTCCTTCAATTGCAAACAAGCCATTAGCAATATCCATACCTGAGTTGGCAAGTCCTGCAGCTCCACCTATGTTATCCATAAATCCAGCACTATTTCCCAAATTTGACGCATCTGTAGCAGATTGCATATTAGCCAGCATGTTTGAGTTTTTTTGCTGAAACGGTGTAGGGCCTAATCCAGGAAACTTAGCTTGTAAATTTGAATCATTTACCATTCCAATCCCTGTATTGTAGTCAGGAATACTCATAAGTTCATTTAAATTAAAACCAGTGGTTATTCCCACTTGTGCCTTTAAAGTTTTACCATGCTTAGCCATAAAAGCTTTTTCCGTCGGGAATTTTTTGTAAAACTCTTTCTCGTTCTTAATTCCTGCTATTTTAAACATTTGCTTTCTCATGATGCTGTGTATTTATCTAACCAGTTGGGTGTGGTAAAGTTAGTTGATTTTTTCTTATTCTTAACGGATGCTCCATTTTTTGCTTTTTTATAGATAGGATTAATAATCAATTTGTTATTTTTTCCTGTCTTAGATTTTTCATCTAATTTAATAGTTTTTCCCTTTTGTGCCATAGGGTACTCTGTAACCTTATTACCTTTAAACTTATAGTCTTCTCCTGGGTACATCATTTTAGTGTCCCCAGTATCACTAATACCTATAAGTGGTTGATTAACACCACGCATTGTAATATCGTTAGAATTTATTTCAACAACCTTTCCATGATTATTAGGATTCCAATAACCCTCATCATCTTTAATCACTCCACCATGTTCAAATTTATCAAGCCATCTATCTTCATTTTTATCTGAAAGCAATGATGCTGTCCCTATTGCCGCAGGTACTAATGCTTTGTGTATATTAGGATTATTCAAATCCCAATTACCATTATTACCTTTTAATGATTTTAAATAATTACCTTTTTTATTGTTTACAATAGTGACGTTTCCAAGTCCTCCGTCAACAATATTATTAAGAGTAACATTGTTTAAATCAGTGTTTTCAATATAACTTGCAATATCGTCTGTAGATACAACATCTCCTATATTTTTACGCATCTCATTAAAAGCAACTGAATCATTGCCCATATTATCGAAATTATTAATGTAATTTTTTAACATTTCTATACGTTCTTGTGAAAAAGCTATACCATCCTCATTTAAGCCTGTGTCCAATAATTTATTTAAATGTTCCTTTTGTTTATTTAGTTGCCATTCTAAATTAATTTTATTGTTACCTTTAGCTAAATTTACTCCTGACCAGTCATCTCCCATAGCATTATAGTTTATTTGCTTGCCTTTAGGGAACCCTAATTTATAAATACCAGAAGAATTTTGATTTGAATTTGGTGTTAAAAAATTATCTTTATTTTTCTTTACAATGTCTAAAACTCCCCATTCATAGTTTTTTGCTAAAGTTTTATCAGCTGTAAATATTGCTTTATCACCTTCTTTAAACCCTTTTGAAAAATCAGGATTGTTATTTGCAGGTCCAACACCCCTATAAACCTCATTAACACTATCCATTCCTTTTGAGCCATAAGCATTTACCCAAGCATCGCTTTGTGATTGTATAAATAATTCAGGATCTCCTGTAAATATAGAACCATCTGGATTTTTCATCCAACTATTGTTCGCCTTGGATATTTCTTCAATAGAGTTGTATTCATTTACTAATTTCTTATTAGAAGGTATTTCCTTATTCCACTTACCCCAATCAATTTCTGATTTAAATTCAGGAGTCTTTTTTAATTTTTTTAGTCCTCTACTAATGTTTTTAGCTTCTAACCCTAAAGGAAGCACACCTAAAGCTCCTTCACCTATTTGACTTAAATCTCCTGTAGCCGCACCTTCTACTAAGTTTTTAGTATCTAACGCATATTGAAAAGGATTGATAACATCTATAGCATAATCAAATGGATTTCGTGGGCCTGCTGCAAAATTATCAGGAATACGTTGACTTTTACTAGCATACTCAAAAGCTGTCATAGGATTTGTAGCAACATCTATAGTTTTGTCTAGCCAACCTTGTGGCTCGTGTTGACGTATTTCCCCAGACTTTGCAATCTGTTGTTGTCTTTTCATTTCAGCGACATACTCTGGAGAAAGAGGTTTTACAGAATACTCTTTTTGTGCAGGAATATTATCACGTTGCACAATTGCTTGTGAACGTTCATTATAGTCTGTTCTACCATTCTGTGCTTTTTCGTATTCGTCTAACCAACCCATTATTTAAAAGAATTTTGTGACGGAGCAATTATAAATTGACTCACTAAATTAATATCTCCTCTGTTATCTAATATATGTCTAATTTTTAAATCCTTTGCTCTAAGTGTAGCTTTTTTGTAACTTTTCTTAAAGTAATCCATATTACTTTGATTAATAACTTTATCTATTGAAAGACTGGAACAATCTTTAACAAACTGAAGTTTAGTAGCGTCTTTAGTTACTGACCAAAAAGTATTATATTGATAAAAATTATCATTTTTAGTATATAGAATTTCTTTAGTGTTTTCTAATAATTTAGGGTAAGACATTACAGCACTAAGATTTCTTAAAGGCTTGGCCACTAATGTTAGTATGCCGGAGCTTTGTTGTCCATTATACAAAATAGCTTTGTTAAACCAACTATCGTCTAGTTCATGTTTAGAATAATCCGCAAATACTCCGTCTTCTGTATCAATGTATTTGTAAACTTTTGTATAATCTTGTACATTTTGTAAAATTTCATCATGGTATTTGTAACTAAAAGGATATTCAATAATATAAGGTTCGATGTTCCCGTAGAAAGAATTATAGATTAAAGGGCTATCTACATGTCTCCACAAGCATGCATTTCCTTTATCTGAAAAAACAAGGCCAGCATATTCTAACTTATTAAATATTTTTATACTAAAGGTTTTTGTAAGCTTAACTCTCCCTGTGGATTTGATAACAACCAGCATAACACTATTTAAAAAAGAATATGTAAGACCTTGTTTAAGTTCTTCTCTTGTCACATTTTCGGCAATAATGTTACCTAAATCATCTTCAATAGTGAAAGGCCCTATGTTAGAGCCTGCACTAGTAAGTTTTATTGTTATCAATTGTGCCATGTCTTATTTTAGTATTAATTACATATTACTACTCCTAAAGTAAAATCTATACTTAAAGCTAATATTGTTACAGAATCTTCTGCCCAAATATTTTCTATAATTTCTAAAACTCCAAATACATTTATAAATCTTACAACTCCACCTAAAGGATTTATAGGATCTGGGTTAGTGTATATTCCTGTAAAACAATATGACGTTCCTACCATTGTAGTTGTAGAAGTTGTTGTAATTACTTCTCCGTCATTACAAATTAAAATGCTTACAATAACTCCGTCAATAACTTGAAATACTTTTTTATCTGAAGAACTTTCATCTGTAAAATACCATCCATTAGGAATTACAGAACAGTCTAAAGTATTATTATTTTCATAAAGTGTAGACCCTAATTGTATTTGAAGTGCATTACACAATAAAATTTTAGGAGTATAGTTTTCATTTCCAAAATACAAAGAATAGTAATTTTTATTTTTACATGCACTTGTTGCGCTTCCTGTAGAGTCTATATCTGTTAAAGGCGTAACTAAAGTATATCCTGTAATTAATTCAAAAGTTCTCATATTAAAAGGTCTTTCACAAACTTTTTCTATATAAATAATAGTAGCAGTTCCTTCTATATTACATTCAGTTGCTTCAACAATTGCTTCTAAATCACAATCAATAATTTGTGTTGTGGTTGACGTTGTTGTTGTAATTTGTATAAATCTAGTAGTAGAAGTTGTTGTAGTTGGAAATACATTAATAACACTTCCTACAAAAACATCAAAATCATTTGGACAATAATTTAACCCGGAATAAAAGTATTTATTTTCCCCTACATAATAGTTTGGTAAGTAACTATGAAAACTTACCCAACTTTTAGTATTAAAATTAAACGACACTGTAAAAGATTTATTACAGAAAAACTCTTGGTCAGATAAAAACACTTCTCTTTTTAAATCTGTAGTGTTGTAATATTTATTACTTTCCTTATCATAAGTAATAGTTTTGTACAAAGGAATATAATCAAGTTTTGTAATTAATACTCTTTCATATTTACTGTCATAAACACCGTGCAAACCAACTCCATTAAAATGATTGTCTATATTTACTTTTGGAAAATATTTAAGTATTTCAAAACCTAAGTGATCTGTAAAAAATCTATTCATTCCACTACCAAACCCAGTTAAATCTGTAACTTCTGTTCCATTTACTAAAAAAAATTGACCACGTTTAGCATCTGCAGTAATTGCACCTTGTGGACATTTTAATAAAAATTTATGTTGGCTACCAATATATCCTAAATCAGTTTCAGCAAAATCAATTGGAGGATTAGAAAAAAGTCTAGGGTTTCCTACATACGCAGCTAATGGGTTGCTTGTATCTATAGTGACTAATTGGTTGTACAGCAATGTTTTGTTTTCAAACCTTGCCAAAACTCCACTATTTTTCATACCATCTAACGCGGTAAGTGCTCCAAAGTTCTGTGGAAAATCAAAATAAGATGCCGCCCTGTAAGTTAGCCAACTATTTACTCTGTTATCTGCATTTGTGTTTTGTACATCAGAATAAACAGTTCTAAATGGGTAGTCTATATTTTTGTAATCTAAACTCCAATCTTCAGGTAGGTGTGTAATTACAGATTCTTTATTTTGCTTAGAATAAGTACTATTATAATTATATGTGTTATCGTTTAAAATAGAAACATTGTCTTCTTGTACCCACTCATCAGGTATTCCATTAGAAACATGCGGCCAAAACTCTCCCTCTCTATTATTAAAAGCAGTTCTTAGGTCAAGATTATATGAACTTTCACAATAAAAACTAGGAATACCGTATGCAAACTGATACATGTACCCATCGTAAAACGTTCTATCTGGATTGGTTTCAGGATCTGCTGTTAATGGCGATAACTCTTGAGAATTTTTACAATCAAAGTTATGCGCCTTGTAAGAAATCATATTAAACATCGGAGCCATGTTAACACTTGGATCTGTGTTTCTGTATGAGCTAAGAATAGAGCGTGCTGAATGCCAATATTTAGGATAACCAATATTGCCTAGTTCATCATAAAATATATCACTATCATCAGGAGCATTAACTTTGTTATCAATAAAGAAAGGTACTTTAGTTTTATAAGCAAATTTTCCAATAAAAGTATCTCCACCAAATATAGTGTTTCCTTTGTTTAATTCTTCTTTACCAAAAATTACAGTGAAACCTGTTCCAATAGATTGATAAGAATATATTTGTCCCCATTGATTAATAAAAGTATTTTTTAATGAAGCGTAATAAGAAACCACTTGAATATCTTGTTCTAATTCTGGTGTAGAACAAACACCACTCTCTCCTATAGTAAATCGTGATTTACCTTCTAAACCTAAAATAGCCATATTTACACTAGTGCTTGGTAAAGGTAAAGGAGCTGTCGTAACTAAATCATCTTCATTACTTCCATTTGTTCTTAAATAAACAGAAGTTTCTCTATTATAATTATTAATATTAATATCTTTTTCTCCAACATTTTGTACACCCGGAATTAAATATTTTTTTATGTCAAGAGTTCTTTGTTTTATTCCAAAATTATCAGGCACAGGCACAGAATAATTATAATCAGCAATACTGTTGAAAGAGTATGAATAATTTTTTCTTGTAATTCCATTTATATAAATCTGTAAATAAGCTTGATAAGCAGTAAACATTGCTGTAGCATTAAAACTACTTGTTATTGAACCAAGTTTAGTTGAGGCGGCTAAAGCATCGTTTTGTGCTTCTTCAGTTAATAGCCTATATTTTGCATTATTTTTTACTTCAACAAAGTGTGCCTTTCCACCACCATACATAACACTTTCTAATTTAAGAATGTTTCCTAAAAATGGTTGACCAAAAGAAGTTTCAGGTGAGTTAAGTATTTGTCTATAAAACAAATCTTCGCTGTCTTTAATTTTAGGTAAAGGAGTTTCTTCACTACAATCATCAGCAAGAATTGTAGTAATTAATTCATATTTAAATTTTTGTTTTCCGCTTCTTTCACATTGATTTTCACCTAAACAATATGGTTTTGACCCTACAGGAGTTCTAACTATTATATTGTCACTATTGTTTTGGGTAGACCTATCTCTCAGCCACTCTTGCGCTTGTGCGTTATTTATTATTAAATCTTCCCAACCCGCACGGGCTCCAGCAAAAGGGAATGCCCCAGAATCTCTCCAATACACTCTCCATATATCGTAACTAGCAAAATACACAATAGCATCTGTTGAGCTTAAAGGCTTATATAAATAATTATTATAATTATCTGCATTAACATTATTTTCTCCTGCAAATTGAGAAATAAGAGGTGTATCTCCCATTTTATTATATGTTCCTACACTAGAAAACCTAGGAAGCGTCATAGAACAAACTTTTGTTTTTCCTTCCTTTGTTATTTTTTCTGTAGCTTTTTTGTTGTTCTCACAACTAACAATATCTAGTTTAACGTACCTTTCTCCGTCTGGTTGTAAAGGCAAATTAAAAACATCTACTATATAAGATTTACATTCTTGTGCCCAAGCATTGTTTACAGAATTAATAAAAGGATCTTCTCCAACATCATTATAAGGATAGTTTGGATAAAAGTAATCTTGTTTTTTTCTTTTGTATTTATTAACATTTCGTAGCATGCCTTTAGCTACAATAGATTTATTTACACCTCTATCTCCTCTTAGAATTTTAAATCCAACTATATCGTTTTTTTCTTCTTGTGAAAGGTTTGAGTTTGCAATAAGACTTTTAATAGTGGCTATATCAATTTTTACACCTAACGGGTAAATTGCTCTATTTTCACTTACTAAACTATTTTTTCCTGGAAAAGAAGGACTTTCAAATATTGGACTTATTGCAACATCCGGAAATTTGTGATGTCTTATTTTTTTTCCAGACAAGTCACCCCATATATCTTTGTTACATGGATACTCCTCTGTAGACTCCCAATAAGCCATTTCTCCGTGTTGGTATGCACCTTTATAATCTTTTTCTGCAACATATTCAGGATTAGTTCCTATAACTGTAGCTGTATTATATATTTTCCAATAAGAAGCATAATCTTTACCTTCATCTACGTTTCCAATAAAATCAGGATTATTCGGATAAATGTTAGGAGAAGCAATATCAAAAGAATTTTTAACGCGACCAGGAATATGGAAACCATCTGTTTCTTTTCCATTTGTTAGTAACCATTGTATTTCAAAAGCATATACTTCGTCTCTTAAATAACCTCTAAAGTTTGTTGCATTTTCTACATCAGAATAGTCTTCACCTGCAGGTAATCTAAAAGATTGCCACTCAAGTTTAATTTGACTTGCAATTTTTTGATAATTTATACGCTTACTAATAGTCATACCGTTCCAAACAAGAATGTCTTGAACAGTTGTTACATGGTCAGCATTATCATAATACACAAACTTTTCAAAAATATCTTTTATAGATAAAGTAATTTCAGTTTTATTTTGCCCTGTGTAAGTTATTTGTTTATTGTCGCGATCAATAAAATACGTACCTACAAGCTGAGGTGTAGATACACCGTTAACTGTTTTTATTACAGCTAAGTTAAAATACTGGTATTTACCTGTAACATCTAAATTTTGTATGTCTACAACAATAGACTTTCCTACAGGATAGTTAAAGTTTACAGATACAATGTTTGTGTCTGCAATAGGTGTTGGGTTTGTTACTCCGTAGTAAGATGTATAGGGATTACTTTGAGCATCTGCATACTGAGCTGCAAATTGTACAGTCCCTGAAGTGTTCTCTCCTCCAGAAACTGAACCTATTACTTTTAAAACAGGTATAGTAAACTCAGGTTGTAATTTTATTTTAGCACAATCTATTACACAATCATCATCAACATAAACAGGATCACATAATGTACTACCGTAACGAATTGGTTTAGGAATGTCGTCTATGTTTAAGTAACGTCTTCCATTGTTATCTGCCCAATAAATCTCTACACCAAAGTTTGTTACTTTGTGTACCATTTTATGTATTGGGTGATTAATATCAAAATTTAAACAATTGGAACAAGCTAACACACGATATACACAATCGTTGTTATCCATGTACCCTATTTGGCTTGCACCAATTGCAGGGTTAGCTAACATATAAATTTGTTTGCTTCTTTCAGGAATAAAGTGATTGCCAACTAAAGAATATCCTTTAGGAAACACAATACATCCCGTATTGCCAGGCTCATTTTGGTAATTTACAGAGTTGCTATCATAGTTTTCGACTGCAGCATTTAATGCATAAGTTAGTAAGCCTTTTTTAACTTGACTTAAACTATTATCTTGATTTAGTCCCGCATTAGCACTATTATACTGTTGGTTAATATTGCTTTTTGGGTTTTTTTCTTCAGCCATGACTTATTAATAATTTCGGTTACGCGCTCTATAAATTCCTTTAGCTCCAGGAAGATTATACATGTTAAATTTGTCTTTAAGTTTTTTAATTCTTCGCATTTTAGTAACGGCATCTTGTTTTTTAATCTCTATTTCAGCCATTGTGTAAGCCTCGTCTGCCATTGATTTATACAAATTATATTTTTCATAAATCTGCTTAGATGTTTCATCATTAATTTGATTCATTAGAGTTTCAAAAACTTTTTGTTTTAAAAAAGCTTCAATAAATTCTTTTACTCTATAATTATCAGGGATCATTTGATTTCCTATAGTGTCGTAGTCAGAAGCATACATAAGTAATTCAACAATACCACTTCTAAAAGTTGTTACAAACTTATTATCGCGTAGATCAAAACTATCAAATTTTCCACTAGCCATGCTTTCTGGATTACCAGATGCACTATAGTTTCCGTAAAGATTACTATCATTATTATAGTTATAATTACAATCAGAGTTAAAACTAATGTTTCCGGGTTTTAAAAGGAATTTTCTAGTTATGCTTTCTCTGGGAACGTGGAATTGCGATTTAAATACAGCAGGAACTATAGAAGTCATACAATGTCCACCGCAAGACGTATCTTTACAAATAGGGTTTGAGCAAGCAAAAGGGGGACAAGCTCCTCCTACAGTAAGCGGAGAAAGTTCAATAGTAGTTATATCACAACCTTGAGAATAAAAAGCACTACCATGTGTGTAAGGCGTTTTTCCTGTTTCTGTACACATCCATGCTTCTCTTACAGCATAAAAGTTATCAGGTAGTCTACATGTAAAATCTTCTATATAGAGCATTACAGGCACAATAGCATGTGTAGCTCTGCCTAATTTTTCTAAACATTTGTGAAGGTATGTTGGAAACATTAAATCATCTACAGCTCCTGTATCAAAATAACTTTTTAATTCTTCTTTTACAATTGCAAATGTAGGTTCAGGTGAAATAAAATTATATTTATAGTAGTATGACATAATATTTGTTTTTATTTATTTAATCCACTCTTTATAAATATGTTGATATTTTGTATCTGTTATTATATAGTGGTTTAGTAATCTTGATGTTGATCTACAAGGTTTAAAATACCATAGTTGAGGTTGTTTAAATCTTGCAGATTCTTTAAACCATGTCCAACCAAAAAAATAACCGTCAGTATGGTAGTTAAAATTGTATATTATTTTCCCTTTTTGTTTTGTTTTTTGCCAATCTATAGGAAGATTAAATCTTTCTTCGCCGTTTGGACCAGCTTTTTTTCTTTTACGTTTTTTTTTATTTATAGAAAAGTAACCAAATCCAAAAGGCATAGTTACTTTTTCTCCAGTTTCTAAAATATATAATCTAAACATATCATTGTAAGAATAGATAACATTTTTCCATTCTATAAAAGATAATTTTATGTCCGGATATTTAGCACAAAAGTCTAAATAGTTTTCCTTACTTCCACTTCTCCATTCTATTTTAGTTCTAGACATTAATTAGTTGGTGTTGAGTTTGCTGATTGTCCGTCAATACCATCATTAGAAACATCTGTGGGTATTGAAAAGTAGGATTCTTTAAGAGCTTTTTTTGTTAAATCTAACACTTGCTTTTTAAGATAACCTGGTAAATAAAACTCACGATCTAAAGGATTTTTACAATACTCCTTTAAATCAAAGTTATCTCCACAATCACATTCTGGAAAAAGTATTTCATTGCTTAACGAATTCTCAAACAACGCTACTAAACGTATTGTTTTAGTATCTGAGTTTGTGCAATAAAGATAATCGTTGCTAATCCAATAGTACGCGTCTGATTTTATATTTGAAAGCTTTAAAAGATTAATATATCTGTTTACACTAATTCCTTTAAGAACAGTTCCTCTGCCTCCTAATATATTTATACTATAAACTCCCTGAATTACATACTGATAATTTCCTTCTAAAATTTTAGGAATCTTAAACTTTGATCTAGAAATAAGCATGTCTAAATTTAAATCACAACACTCTGTTATAGGAACTTCTTCCATTTCTAAGCATGGTATTGTTGTAAAAATTGTATCTGTAGACCACAATTTTCTAAGATTTGTGTCTCGTTTTATTAACAATAAAGAAGTGCTTCTAATCTCAGAAGCAATAACTCTGTCAGTTATTTGCGAATCTGTAGAAAGGATTCTATCCATCCCTCTAACATCCGAAATCATGTTTCTCATTGTTCCCATAGTGTGTAAACTAAATTTTAATGTAAATATACAGAATAGTTTTAACTTAAATTGCTCCCTAAAATTGTTCTAGGGAGCTTAAACTTTTCTAAACCAACAAAGAAAAGTTTATTTAAGTTGTAGTTGTAGTAGTTGTAGTAGAAGGAGAACAACACAATGTTGCATCAATTTCTTTCCAATTACCTACTCTAGGTTTGGATGTTCTTAACACCATACTCATAGGAATAACTTTCCCATTTCCATCATATCTTAAATATGCTTTTTTGTTTATTTTAGCCATTTTATTTTTTTTTTAAAAATTAACAAGATCCATCATTAAGCACAAATATAATATTATCTGATGCAGTTATTGGTATTGCAGAGAATGTATATACTCCTGTAGAAGTAACATTTATAGATTCAATTAACACTCCGTTTCTATACATAGAAATACAACCATTAACAATCACTGTAATTTCTACACTAACTGCTCCAGTTGTACCTTCTTGCTCCCCGAAAGTTGTTACTCCTGGACCAGTAGGAGTACCTATTGAAATAGTCCAATTGGTACCGGTTACATTTTCTATTGTATTACTATTACTATTGTTATCAAGAATAAGTTTACTACCGTTTGTAGTAGTAGTGGTAGTTGTTGGTGCTATTGTGGTACTACTAGTTGTTGTTGTTGGCTCCAAAGTGGTGGTTGTGGTTGTTGTTGTTGGCTCCAAAGTGGTGGTTGTGGTTGTTGTTGTTGTTGGCTCTAACGTTGTTGTTGTTGTAGTTGTTGTAGGTTCTATGGTTGTAGTCGTAGTTGTAGTTGGAGTTAAAGTTGTAGTCGTAGTTGTAGTTGTTGCTAAAATAATATCAATAAAGTTAGAACATTTTGTTCCTGTAGATTGTACTCTAATAATTGTTGTAAAGTCGGGAACAACTGTAGAAGTATAACCTGCTAACATTATTGCAGCACTTAGTCCACCTACAAAAGGAATTGTAAATCCATCTACATTTGAGTATAAATCAAAAGTTGTTGAATCTATTCCTACGGTTGTTAATTGTATTTCTACTGTCATGATTACGGTGTATAAGTAAGTATTAATTGAGTTTGTGCTGGAAAACCTATTTTTGTTCCATATAAATTATTTCCTATAGCATAAACAGTTCCATAAGATATGGCAAAACTATGATAAATAGTCCCATCTGCATTTAAAATAATATAACCTAAAACAGGTGTTCCATTATAATCTGTTGCTGAAGTTTGACATAAAATTTTATTTGCCCATATAATTTTTGAAAACCCTATAGGTCCATTAAAACCTGTTCCTATATTAAATGATGTATCTTTAGTGCCGTCAGAATTTAATTTAATTCCGTATGCTTCATTTATACCTTTATATGTAGTAAAGTGTCCAAATACATAAAAAGACGTTTCTAAGCCTATTCTTAAAAGAAATGTAGGTTTTAAAACACCAACATTAAAACCTATTCCAGCATCAAAACTTGCATCTACAGTTGAGTCTGGATTTAATTTTACAATTCCTGTAGCAGTTGTAATACCTTTATAAGAAGTAAAATAACCTGAAACATAAAAAGTATCATCAGGGTTTATTAAACTAGAAATAACTGAATTATTAAAACCTACTCCTACATCAAAACTTGCATCTCTTACCCCATTATTTGAAATCTTAACTAATTTTTGAGCAGATACACCTTTATAAGCATTAAAAATTCCTGTTACAAATAAAGATCCTAAAGAATCTTCTATAATACTTGTTGTGTAATTATTAAAACCTGTTCCTACGTCAAAAGTGTTATCTCTTGATCCATCAGGATTTAATCTAATAATTCTGTTAGCAGTTACACCGTTAAAAGATGTAAAAAATCCAGACAAAATTAATTTATTGTTTGCAGTTTTAAATAAAGTTGCTCCTGAGTAAACAATATGCTCATTAAATCCTTGGTCAATATCGAAGCTTGTGTCGTAAGTTCTATCAGAGTTTACCTTTACTAAATGGTTTCCTGGAACTAAATTGTTTCCATTATAGTAACCATTAAAATAACCATAAACAAAAGCAGAATTACCGTTATCAATAAAGTCTACAGTGTATGCTCCAGATCTCGGTTCAAAATAATATTCTAAGTTTGTTGAATCTACATCTATAAAATTATTACAAAGTTTATTAACCGATTTTATTCTAACTATAGTTGTTCCCGCAGGAGCATTTGCTGTAGAATAACCTGTCATCAATTCTGCACGTGTAACTCCACTTTCAAATGCTACTAAAAACTCTGTTATATCAGAGTATAAATTAAAAGGGCCTGTATCAGTTCCTGCTAGAGTTAATGTTATGTATAAATTCATTACAATTTATTCAAGGTTCATAGAATTAATAATTCCTTCTAATTCTGTTATTTTTATTTCAAGTTTTTCAAGCGCAACATTAATTGTATCACAAGGATTTATGCCAAGTGTATTTAAAACTGGACCTGTGTAAGGTACATTGCTTCCTGTGTATCTTGAATACGCGTTGCAACAAGGGTTAGTTGTTACAATTTTTTCTGTACATTCTGGACATATAACATTCATATTAAACTGGTATATACATTATGTAGTGACAAGCTAAAACAGGTTGAATATTTGAGTGAGCTAAGTTACCTCCTTTAGCATGAGTTATAAAATCATGTGCGTGAGAACCATTCTCAGAAGTATTTACAGTGTTTGCACCTCCCGAAATATTATTTTCTCTAGACAATGCATCTCCATCACTATTTTGTCTTGTAATAACACCTGACACTGTATGTGAATGGGCTCCTGCAGGATCTGTTACTCCTGTATGCACATGTGAAGGCATTTGAGGCTCAGACAACACTATAGAGTTGTCTCCTAATGTCATTAAAAGAGTGTAAGTTGGGTTTCCAGAAACTGAAGGGTTTACTGCTGCTGCATGTGCGCCTCCTCGCATTGAGCCATCAGTTGTTCCTACAGCAACTCTACCTCTTTTATCAGGTGTATTGTTTTCACCGTTACATAAATAAATATTAGTCCATTCTCCTGTTCCTGCTCCTGTAGCATCAAAGAAATTTAATGGGCCATAATATTCTACTATTGTGAAAGGAACCATTTTAGTTTGAATTCCACTGTTTCCGTTATTAGCGTTTTCTGCAAGATAAGTTGCTATGTATGTGTTTATATCTTCAATCCTTACATAGTTTGTTGAAATATTTAATGCTAATGCGCCTAAAGCTGCATCTACTCCACATAATTTATTTATTACAGCTTGAACAGCTATATGTGCTCCTTCAGAACCATTTATAGATGTAAGACATCCGGGATCAAAACTGGAATTAATTCCATCAATACTAGATTGTGCTGATGTAATATTTTCATCTAAAGTACATGCTGTTTTAATTAACGCTGTAATATAATCTACTATTGAAAGATCTTGACAATCTTGTAGATTATCAGAAACAATTTTACACATATCTTGTTCAGATACATTAAACTTTATTCCTGTTCCGTTAATCGCTGTAACTAAGAATCCAATAATAGCCTGTTCAACATACGACAATGAGTCTCCTTTTTTAATTCCTAAAACACCAACATCCATTCCTGTGTATTTTACACATTTATCTGAAGTGGTTTGTGTACAACCGTCATAACAATTTGAGCACTGTCCCATTATTTTTCTTTATTAAAATTGATTATTAATTAAATTATTCTACAAATATTATTAAACCGGTTCCAACAATATAACAAGATGCTGTTGTTGTAGTTGTAGTCGTTGTTATCTCACCTTTACGGTTATTTTTATCACAAGTACAACATCCTGATGTTAACATGTTTACTTTACCTGCAATTTGTTCTAAAGAAAATTTACAAGTATATTCAGGGTTACATACGCGATGTTCTAAAATTCTTTTAAGTACCAAAAGTGTTTCTATGTCACAAGCATTAAACTTCTTATTCAACATAAAAACTAAGTTTTGATACAATACTTTAGACATCTCAGCTAACTTACAATCTATTTTTAATAATAGTGTAGGTATTTGAGAACATTCTGAACAACTAGTAAGTCTTATATTTAACATTACATTTATTTTTTAGGTCTTCAGGTTGAACAAAGTCCTTGTTGTAAATTACAACTACACCCTACATTTCTTTTACAATTTGTGCAAGTTGCCATTATACGTAATTTACAATAAAATTATTACCACAACATTTCCCATTGTTAATAAATTGATCTAACATAGTGCTTGCTTTTTTATACAAAGTTACAGCATCATTAATTGCACAATTGTTTGCGGCAGAGATCGCTCCTTGAATAAAAAAATTTATTGTACTTAATGTAACTTTTTGTTGTCTCTTTATAGACAAGTCACATTGCATCATTTCTAACGTCAAAAACGCCTCATCATACTTTTCTAAAAGCTGATTCACACGCATAAAACTCTTTTCTATAAAGTTTATGTACGAAGGAGTAACAGAATACCTTATAGTATAAACACCATCAGGAAGAGCTTCTTCTTTACCTTGGGAAGTTATCCCTAACATTGTAGAGTTTAAAACATTAAAATCTTGTATGTTAAATACAATACTAACAGAATTATGTCCTCCAGGAACAGTTATTTCTAACGTAGGAGAGATTACTGTTGGAGGATCATTTGGGTATATTGAATTATCTGCAATACCTAATGAATATTTGGTATAAGTGGGTAACACTAAAAAATCTAAATTTAACTCAGCCATAACGTTTTAAAATAAAAAATGCCAGAGGATTATGAGAATCCTCTCACCCTCTGGCATAGGTTTAACTAAACTTCTATTTTTAAACAGTAGTTGTAGTTGTAGTAGTGTAAACTGTGTTATCCGCAGTAACTGCCCCTAATCCAGCGACTAAAACAGCTTCTAAGGCAGTAGCAAACGCACTACCAGTAGGTACAGCTATAATAATCATACTGTCAACAGGAATGTAATCACCCCATGTTCTTTGTGAAGCATCGTAATCAATGAACTTAACATAATAAGTATCATATACAGTTCCTGGTACAGCAATTGGCTCAAAATTTTGGTTGTAACCCGCCATTCTGTATAAATGCTTTAAGTAACCTGCTTGGTAACTATAATAGTTAATTTCAAGTTGCTTAATTTCTTCATACGTTCCACTGGCGTAACCAGCTTCTTGTATAATTGCTGTCTCTGCTATAATACTACAAGAATCGTCAACGTAAAAATCAGAAGTTGTGTCAGGGCCTATAAAAGGGAAAGCTCTAAACCAAAATCTATCGTATTCATGAGAATTTGCTGCAATGTCACAAGGAACACCATACTTAGTTAAAGGTTTTCCTTCAATACGTAAAACTGCAGCTTGGTCATCACCAATTCTTTGATACGTATAAAATGTACTAAAAGAAATGTTGTCTGGGTTATTTCCAGGAACACTTGCATTTAATTTTTCAATAATATCATCAATTAATTGAGGAACATCTACCTCTACACAAGGGTCTGCACCACAATCTAAACAAGCACCTTTTACAGTTACTGTACGTGTAAATCCATTGTAATAAAGTGTGTCAACATAACTTGAATGTCCACGAAGAGTTAAAGATACATCTTGTCCTGGTAATACTGACCAGTTAGAAATTTCAATAATCTGATTAGAAGCAACGGCAGAACCAGTTACTTTGTACCATTCAGTTACATTTTTACGCAAAGCACTATTTAAAGCACCTGCTACTTTATCAGATCTTTTAGATCCTTGTAAGTAAGTGTTTTCACGCCCTTGAGCTACATAGAAATAAGGAGTTGTTGCCATACCCCCTGCAGCTGTAGTAGCATACACATTGTTGAAAATACCTATTTGACCTGCGGTGAGGTCTTGGGTTGATCCTGAACTAGGGAGAGCAGTCTGCCCCACAGGAGCCACGAATAACGTGGTCAAAGAAAAATCAGCCATTTTTGTTTTAAGTTTAAATTAATATTTATTCATTTGTTTGCATTCTTGTTACAGCAGCTTGAGCTGCCATTAAATTTTCAGTGTACGTACCTAAATTTCTAACTGCTATATCTAACAGTTCGTCTTCTAAATAATTATTAAGCTCGCAATCTGTTGTAATAGAATCCTTGCCGTCAAATTTAACATACCCTTCCTTATCAATATAAGCAGGGTATCTTATATACATTATAAATAATTTAGTTGGTGTAAATGTGTTATCAGTAAAAACACTTATTTTATTTCCTTGGATGGAATTAAATGTTTCTTCGTATTCAAAAGAAGGTTTGTAGTTATCATTTTTTAAAAGAAATTGAACATCTCCATGTTTTAAAAGGTCTTTGTTAATCCAAATTACTTTGTCTTTACATTTTCCTTTGTCAGCTAATAAAAAGCTGTCAGCATAAAACATGAACTCTGGTTTTAATTCAGCAATATTTGCTTCCCATTGGTTCAAATCTTTATTAACCTCTTTCAAAGATAAAGCATTTTTGTTAAAATCAACTACGAGATTTTCAATATCTTCATATCTTTTTTTTGTAGCACCAAAACCCATCCTGTTAGCTACTCCAAAACCTCCACTAAACTTAGTTTTAATTAAAGAAATTTGAGCCTCATTTAAAGCAAGAATTTTATCTTCTAGTTGAATCTGTTGGTGAGCATTGGAAGATAGTTTATTAAGTTTTTGATCTATCTTGTATAATAAACTATCTACTTGTATCATTTAAAAAATCTTTTAAATTTTTATCTTCTTTATGAGGTGGGTGGTCAACATACACACAAACAAACTCTTCTTTTAAAGCGTTGTTTATGTGTTCTTTATAATCCTCTAAAAATTGATAATTCATTTTAAACTGCTGCTAATTTTTTAGATTTTAACTTCTCTTCTAAAATTAATAACTCATCCTGATTATCATTATCAGCAAGATATGTAACTAATTCGTCTTGGGAGCCAGCTATTTCAAACTCACCTTCATAAACTTTTCCTGTAGCTTTTTCTCTATAAATAGAGTGAGCCATTGCTTGTTTTACTAAATCTTTAATATGTAAGATATTATCTTTCATATCTGCAATATTAGTAAACACTCTAACAGGATCTAAACCTTTATGTTTACCAGACTTAAACTCTGTTCCTTTAAGAACTGTATCAAGTTGATTATAAACAAACTCTTCTTTAGTGTCTTCACTTACAGGTAACCCTAACAAACGTGCAACTTTGATTCTCTTAGTTGCAGTCATATTATCTAATTTGACAATAGCTTTGTTGATTAGTTGTTTCTTTTTGTAAAGAACAGCGTTTTCAACTTCATCATCCATTACGTAAAATTGTGTGTCAGCAGGATAATCTCCATTTTGCCAAGCTTGTAATGAACTTGCAATAGTTGGATGTACTCTTAACCATGAAAAAGTTAACTCTTGCCAAGTAACTCCAAGGTCAAAAAGATTGTCTCCGTCTTGAAGTTTATAAGGCTGTACGTGTGTGTAATCATTTGTAGATTTTGATAATCCAAAATTCCAAAACTTAGACCACGGGCCTAAATCAATTCCTCCAAGCTGATTTTCAAGCTTTATACGAAGATCGGTAACTCTTTTAATTTCATACTCTTTAGCGGCTTTGTCTCCGATTCTTTGTATATAAGATGCATCTGGATCTAAACCTGTTCGGTATTTACCATCTAGCTCTTTATAAGGAAACTTAAATACTCCTGTTCCAGGAATACGTGTTCTTCCGACTTTACTAAGCTCGCTTTCCATTGTTTGCAGCCTAGAGTTATGAAATTCTCTAGTAATAGTAGAGACTTTTCCTATCTTACCCATAATATGTAGTTTTAAAAAATTGGTTTAAAAATCTTAGTCAGGTGCTTTGCATCAAAAACATAGCTCAAAGGCAGCACCTATTTAGTAAACCTCAATGTGTTGTTTAAAGAAACTACACACTGAGGAATTTAATCAGTTATTAGAATTGTGGAATTTCTTCAATCAACACTGTACGAGACAGGTCTTCAATAAAAATATCACATCTATCTTTCATCCAGATTTCATACCCTGGGAATTTATTTGCAGAACTCATACCTTGTGACTTCGCAAAGCCTAAGTGATGACGAGTACCGTCAATATAACCCCAAGTCATTGATGTTTCACCTTTTATTCTTACTTCACGCATGTTGTTAAGCATACTTCCGTCAGAAGATGGAGACACATCAAATACCATAAATACTGGTGTTGATTTTTTGTTTTGACCAAACTCAAGGTTTGTTTGAGGTAAATCAAGTTCTTTTAAGTGAATTAATTCAACTCTACCTGTTTCACGAGTAACCATTGCATCAAAAGCAAAGTTGTAAGTGATGTTTTGACCACTACCTTGCATGTATCTATCACCAGAATCTGCAACAAAGGTTAACCCTGAGTTTAATGCATCTTCTTTAATAGCTTGTTGGAACACATCCATACCAGCTTCATTGGTGTACATTTTCACACTTCTGTTCTTAGCGTCAACGCGTCTGTAGAATAAATCTCCAAACACTGTACGTATAAGGTTAGCAGAAAATTCTCCACGGTTGTAAGGAACATGGTTACCATTGGTACGCATTCTGTGATAAACACCTGCAGATGTACGCTTAACTTCTTGACGAGAACCACCAGATTTAACTGTACCTGGGCGAGCCCAAATCATACGTTTAACCTTTAATTCAATCATCGATTTTCTCATCCAATATTCTACGAATGGCTCCCAACGAACATCATTCCTAGTAATTGGAGTTTGATTACGTCTTTGAGGAGCGTAAACTAAAAGGTCTAAAGCTTGACCCTTAGAATCTTTCAATGTACGAGCATCTGCCCATTCAGTAATTTTGTGTTCAAATCCGTACCCTGAACCTAATGATTCAAACATACTAATATGATCACCTAATCTTGGCAATCCAAGTAAATCTTGGTCAAATTCACCAATTGCAGCATCTACTAATTCTAGTTCAGTACCAATTGATAAGAAACGAGATTGAATAAAGTCTACTGTTGGGTTGTCAGAAACAAGTGTCACTGTGTTCAAGAAACCGTTGTTCCAAGGCACAGGATCTTTAATTACATAAACTCTAGGGCCGTATTTGCGTGTACCAATAGATAAGATGGCGTTTTTAGAAAATTCATTTGTATCTGTTACAAATTGAAATTCTTGACCATCAATACCTGGTTTAGCTAAGTTTAAGGTAGATGTCGGGACATCTATAATTTTTGGGAATTGGTAGGGAACTTCAATTTTCCATTTCCAAGCATCACTGTTGTTATCGATATAAAACGGTGTGCTCTTGTTAATCATGTCTAAGAAATCATTACTATACAAAGAACTTTGTGTATAGATGCTGATAATCTTTTTATCGTAATCAGCAGGCTCAGTGGTGTGGAAAGACTCTAAGTGATTAGAATCTGTTAGTTTTGCCGTAGCACGTCTATCCATTGAAGATACTCGAGCATAGTTAAAACCGGTTAATCCAGGGATTGTTTGTAATGCCATTGTTAATTAATTTTTGTTAAAGTTAATTTTGAAACCAGCTTTTACCTGTGGTTTTTTTAGGGGTATTTGCTACTTGCCTAGAGACTTCCTTAAACAGCTCATTAGATTTTTTAGATGCGCCACTTTTTTGTATAGTGGATAAGGTTGGGTCTTTTTCTAAGAGTTTAAGCAGTAATCCTACTTTAACTTTTGTTGCGTGATTCTCTGGACGCTTTAAGTCTAAGATATATTTATCAAAGTCTGTCAGTGTGTCCCCTGAATCGGTTTTCCATTTATCTACTAATAGGAAATCTTGTAGTTCTGTTGCAATTTTAGGATTCAATGGTAAACCATCAAATTCTTTTTCTTTTACTTTATCTTGAAGCAATTTATTAACGTTAGTATAATAAGTTTGCTTTAATTGTAATTTTTGTGCTTGTTTTGATTGTGTAGCTTTAGTTTCTTCTTCTAATGCCGCGGCTTGTTTTTTAATTAGTACTTTATGGTGTCTCTGAGATACGGTGTCTAAATCACCATAGTTTTTAAGTCTTTCAACTTCATCTTCAATGTCTTCTTCTTCAAAACCTTGATCTGCTAGTGCGCGCCTTACAACTTTTTCTTGATTAGCTTCGTTAGTTAAATCCATGTTTGAAAAATCTCTTAACTTAACACTAGACTGAAAATATTGTTTAGGGTCTGCTCCGTTAACAAAAATTGCATCAAATGCATTTTTATAGTCATCTCCAAATTGTCCTAGAAAATTATCAACCATTGCTCTTGCTCCTTCTTCTTTTTCTGTATTAAATTTAGCTAAAAAAGCTTCAGGAGTTGTAATAGGTTCGTCACCTTCAGCAGAAGGGCTAAATACTCCTAGCTCAATTAAATCATTTGCTAATGCTCCAAATTGTGTCCCAGGTACTTTATCGTCATCATTATCATCATCATCGTCTTCTTTTTTCTTTTGTTTTTCTACACCTGCTTTTTTAGGTTTACCAGCGTTTTGTTTAACACCTTCTATAACATCATCGTCATCATCATCCTCATCATCATTATTGGATAAAAAACTATCAAGTGAATCATCTGCTTCCTCTTCCTCTTCTTTTTTTGCAGCAGGCTTATCACTAGGCTTAGGTTTACCATCAGGAGTGTTTATATCCTGGATTTTATCAGGGTCTGTGGTAACATCTTCACCACCGTCTCCTCCAAGTAAGTCGTTTAATAAATTTGAATTTCCTGCTCCTATTTGAACAGTATCTTGGATGCCAAAACTGAAATTGTCTTGTTCTATCTCATTTGCCATAATGTAGTTGTTTAAAAAATATTGGTTTGTATTAGTAGTAAAATTAATAGGAACACTAGCAATTACCAAAATAAAACTATCACATACAGATAATTATTCTTGGTAATATAGCATTAACTAATTCTCACTACACTTGATTATCATTTTTTTTATTATTTTTTTGCAGAAGTAGGTTTATTTCTTCCTTTAGCATTTTCTTTTGCTATAGCTAAATCATTGTCTTGGTTCTTTAGAGCAACATCTAGTTTTCTATTTTCTAGTTGTGATTTAGAATTAATTTCTTTTAATTTTATAGCATGTTCTTGGGAAGCTTGTTGTCTTTCCGCATTAAATTTGCTTGACTCTAAAATGTCTTGGAATCCGTTATTATTAGCATCTGGTGTTTGAACTTGTCCAAATCCTGTAGCTCTAATAATTGCAAGTTCTTTTGCATTTATTCTATCCAATTGATTCTGATAATTTTTATTTTGCATGTCTTCAGAATGTTGTCTTTGTTTCTCAGCAATTTCTGCTTGAACAGCTTCACGTTGTTGTTGTATTTGATCTTCTTCGATTTTTTGTTGTCTTTGTTGCATAGCAGTTTGCTCGTCACGAATCTTTTTAAACTTACGTTTAAGTTCACGAATAGATTGGTCACTATACATTTCTGAAACATCGTAAATAGATCCCCCGTTTTGTAACACTGCTTGAGACAATGCTCGTATTTCTCCAAACAACTTAGTATCTTCAGGTCTATTAGTCATAAACACTTTTATATCCCTAAGAGAAATTTCGCTCCCTTGTACACTTATAAAAGCTGATTCTCCTTGGTTGGTTATGTAACTAATTGTGCTTTCTTCTTTACTGCTTTCTATGTATTGTGATGCATCAATAAGAGCTTGATTTAATTGTCCAAAAACATATTCATGTGCAACAAACAAAGGTTCTGTTTGAGTGTAAGACTGTTGCATTTCTGTATTTGTTCCTGTAGCGGTTGCGCTTGCTGCTACGCTTCCCATTCTTGCTTTTGACATTCCAATGAGTTCCCAACACTCATTTTTTATTTGTACAGCTAAGTTATACCTAGACTGAATTTCATTTGTTCTTGTCAAATCTACATTTCTTGCAACAGATGTATTACTTACAGGACTTTTTGTATTTTCTGGAGAATCATCATCAAATATAATTCCGCGTTCTCTTGCCTCCATTTCCCAAATATCAATATCATCTTGACCATCTCCATCTTTAACTCTAGGAATACGTCTAATATTTACACTGGCAACGTTACCAATTTCTTTTTTTAAAAGCTCCCACAGTTGATTCAAAGCTACATTATAAATAGTTTGAAATGGTTTCATCAAATCTACAAGACTTCTAGCCTCTGTATTTTTTAACTCATAAATAGTTCCTATAATAGGTAAATATGGAAGAAGTTTAAAAGGACTCATGTGATAAATATGTGGTCCAATTTTTCTTCCTTTATAAATTTGATTAATCCAACCCCACTCTAAACTAATTTGTGTAGGAATATCACCACTTTTATAATTCTCATCAACTAATGTTGTTTGCTCCATTTCTAGCTCATCCAAGTAAATTACTTTTCCAACTTGTTTTTTACTTATATGATAACTTGTAACAACAACATATTTGTATCCAAAGCTACTTCTATTGTCTGTTAACCCTAAAAAATCATTAAGAGAATCCTCACCTCCTTTTAAATCTGAATCAATCATCATTCTACTTTGTAAAACTAGAGGATCGTAAGTGTCATAGGTAATTGTGTCTTGGCCACCTATAGTTCTTGATTTTCCTAAGTTAGATTCTCTAGCTCCCATAATACCATAATCTTCTAGGCCTTCTCGTAAATGGTCAATTTCTTTTTTATTTAATTCTGGGCAACTTTCAATTATTTCTGAAATCTCCATTACTTCTATTTTTCCGGCAGCATAGGCTCCTCTATGTCTTCCTGAAACATCAGAAATATATTTTCTGTCGGGTGCTGAAAGATGCCATTGATTTTTAGGATTTACCACTTCAACATTAAAACCAGTTTTAGAATTATCTTCATATATATGGTAAAATTCTCTACCAGTAATCATTAAATCTCGGAAAGCGTCTTCACCTAGTTCTTTAAGATTAAACTCAGCTTTGTGTGAAGTTAAAACATGGTTACTCCATTTTTCAGCAACAGAGGTGTAATTATCTATTTCATCTTGCACACGTTCAAGAGTCATGCGTTCAAGTTCTTCTGGTGGAATTTCTTCTCCTTCTAACGCTCCTTCAGCTATAAGCTGCTGTTTAGCTTTACTTATAACATATTCTTTAAGCACTTCAGTTTTAAATTTTAACTCTTCAGCTTTACTGTCGTCATCAAAAGCTTTTGATCTGTAAGTATCAGGCCTTTTAGACACTTCTCCACAAAGCTCATTAATAGGTGTTGTTAATATAGAATAATGTTGTACGTAAGAAGGTAAGTCTAAATCTCCTTGTAAAATGTCAGCAAAACTTTTTACGTCTTGGTCTTCGTAAAAATCTTCTGGACGTAAAATTCCTTTTACTAAATCATAGTTTTTTACAAAAGTGTTTTTATTTCTTACATACTCAGCATAAGCACGATTGGCAAAATAATCCATCGTCTGCTTAACGTAAGTATCTTTTTGTTTATACTTTTCAGTCTTAAACTGGTCAGGAAAAATGTTTAAATAAGCATAATTAACATTATCCTCTTTGTTGTGCGTTATAATTGCCATAACTTGTGTGTTATTTGTTGTTAAATAATTTAAGACTTTTTCTATTAAAAGTAGAACGCGAATTATTTGAAAATGTGCTACGTTTTTTTGTTTTGTTTTTATGTAAAGATACAATTCTAGGATCTCCTGATCCGCCAATTGCACCTAATATAGGGTCAAGTTTATTTGCAAGTGCAATAGCTAACTCAGCAGCTACAAGTCTATCCGTGTTTAAGTCATCGTGAAACTGTATAATTTCTTCTAGTAATACAGGATCTAAAATACGATTTACTCCTAACACTTCTCTAATTATTACACCATTATCATCTTTTTCTAAAACTAATTGCTCTTCCAAATACTTTTTCATTTGCCCGTGCATAAAACTAATAATTTTAAGTGCACTTCTATGTATTCCAAAATCTCTGTTCACTGTTGTATTAGGAACAATCTCTCGTAACCACAAAGGTTGCTTTTCCAAATAATGACTGTCACCTTTACTAATCATATAATCTATAAAGCTATATTCATCGTTTTCAACCAAAGCTCTTGCATTATACATTTTTATAAGCAATCTTGCTTGATCTTCCCAAACTTCTTTTCTATCAGGACGCGCTGTATAACTAGCTACAAACATATCTTGATATTTTTCTCCTGTTAATGAATGCATACGTTTATAAATATACACGCTCCCTAATGAAGCAGAATAAGCCGCTTTCCCTTGTCTATATGGGTCAACTCCGGCAACATACAATCCGTAAGGAGGAGACTCTATTGGAAACTCATAAATTATTATAGGAGCATCTTTGTTATCACTTGGTTTCAACGGAAAATTACTGATAGGTAATTCATCTACTAAATCATGCGTAATTTTTCCATCTTCATTAAACCTAAGTCTAACTGGTATTCCGGTTCTTTCTTGTAAAATTAGTTTTTGTTTTTGTCGTTTGGCTCCTTCAATGTCAAACATATTTTCTTGTGAGGAAAGGAAACACTCATCAACTGTGAGTGGGTAATACATTATCTGTTTAAGATAGAGTGTACGATCGGGATTAGTTTTCTTTGCTTCCCGCTCTTCCATAATTAATGCTTCTGCTTTTTCTTTATTAGCAACATTAATTTTTATATTATGTAGATCACTATTTTTTGAAATGTTTAATCCATACTCTAAGGCTAACCAATCTCCTAAACTTGTCCATTCCTTATTTTCTTGTCTGTAAATACCACTAAGAAACAATCCAGTTTTTTGGTTCATTTTCTTGTCAAAGATACCTAAGAAATTATGACTTTCTGGATTATAAAATATATTTTCTGCATCAGCACCATTTTCAAATGAACCTCCTGTTCCCACTAATATAGGAACTGCTCTCCACCCATATTTACCTTTAAACGCAGGTTCTGCTGCCTGAAATGCCGCAGCAAAACTATACTTTCCAATTTCATCCATTACAAATGATTTTGCTGTTGTACCTGCTGCTGCTTCTGTATTTACACCATCTCTAGCATTACGAATAATAATATAACTCCAAATTTCATCTTCACCTTTATCATCTTTATACCCTAAACGAATTTGATTACTTTTCCAGGTTTTATCTAATCTAGGAATAGCTAATCCTTTCCAAAGTTTTCTCATTCCAAAATCCACCTTATCTTTCAATAAAGATAAATCCGAATCATTACCACAAACAATTACATTCTGTGTATTTTTAAATAAAATAGCATTATAAGTAAAATATGAAGCTTCCATTTCAGACTTTCCACCTTGTCTTCCACCAACTTCAATATAACCTGCCCGGGCTGCTTTACAATTTTCTAAATGGTTTGCACGAATCCATTCATTATCCCTAAGTTCCGCAACCTTCTCAATCCTAACATCATTCCCATATTCATCCTCAAAATCAATTCTAATCCACCAATGATTTATGTTCCAATATAACCAACCGCTAAAATACACTCCGTCGACCCATACTCCAGCCAAGCACCTAATCTCTTCTCGCCTTGATAGTTTTTCAAATTCTTCAGTGCCTTCTTTTGGAAGGTGCTTTATGTTTATAAACCAATCTTTAAATTTTGTTACAATTTTTTCCATAAAACACTTTGGGCTGTTTCCTTTTTTTATTCCTGTTTTCTAAAAAATTAGGAGAAGCCTCAATTGTAAAATTAACGAGGCCTCTAACAGGGCAATATTTAAAATCTATTAGCATAATTAACGCATTCTGTGTGGTACATTTCCTTTCCCTCTGGCTTTCTTTTTCTCTTCCTCCACTTCACGCAACCTATTAACTTCCGAAAGTAACGCCAGATAATTTTTCATAGTTTCCTGAATAAATTTACCTTGTGTTTCAACACTAGCTACCACTTGGGGAACTCTCCCACTTTTGATTTCTTTAAAAATAATTCTATCTTTAAGACTTTGAACAGGATTATTTTCAACGTATTCTTTCCAATTTTGTAACTGAATTTCTGCCCAATCAAGTTCGGCATTTATATAATTTTTTTTTGTTGCCATTATAACAATCTATTTATAACATCATTAATATCAGAAATTTTTTCTTGTTCCTCTTTTATTTTTTTAGACATTCCTGAAAATGGAGTTAATGGAGGGATTTGTTCAACATCATCATCGTCATTATCATCATCATCATCGTTCTTAAAATATTCAGGGTTCACAGCAACAAGAATTTCATCCTGTTCTGTAGGAGCATTAGCAAGCCCAACAATATCTACAAAAACAGCACCACTGTCATATAAATATTCTAACAAATCTATTAATGATCCTAAATGAATTTTACGTAATATAATTTTATCGCTCATAATCATTATTCTTTAACAGCCTTTCCCCATAATGGAGGTGTAAGAGGACATTCACTAAGTAAACTTCTAGTTTTAGCAGCAATTGTACACCCACATTTTGTACAATGCTTATCAAATCTTACTTCTGATAATAAACTTTTATTTTTTACATTATCACTATGAAACTCACAACCTAAACAAATCTTCATACGCGCCGCAGAAACGTCCTCAATAAAAGGTTTTAAATCTTCATCTGGATTTATTAAGTTTTTCCAACCATCATAAACTTCTTGTATCTTACTCATTTCCCGTTCCTTTTAATTAAATGTGCTATGTTTTTTTCAACAGTGATTATTTTTTGTTCGTTCGCATGTCTCTTCTTGTCTGAGATTCCGGGTTTGTCGAGAATTTCTTGATAGGCTTTCTTCTGTGACAAACACTTTTGCATTGTTCTTTCGGCTTTTTTAACATTGTAATAAAATTTTCCAAATCCTGATATTTCAATACTATTTTTATTTTGTAATGCAGCATTAGCACTATCATACTCATGTGTAACAACAGAAGAAATTACTCGCTCCGAAATATTTTCTCTTTTCCCAAGGAGCTTTGAAAGATACTCCCTCACTGACATATTAGCTGGCTTCTCCTCTATCTTTATCATCGTTAACTAAATTTATATTTAAAATTAATGTATTATTAAAATCTAAAAGTAATGCTTTATTTACAAACACTTTTTTACTTTCTTTCTTTAACAAATGTCTTTTAGACAATTTCGTAATTATATTTCCAACCGTAGCCAGACTACTTTTGTACTCCTTCACAAACTCTTCCCTAGAAGCTTTACTCCAAATATTCCCTTTCACGGCGGTAAATGCCATTAGCTGAACCTCTCGTTTCTCTAGGTGTAAATCATTGAGTGTCGACATAATCGTATAATACTTTTCTGCGCGGTCTAAAGGCCCACTAACCGTGTAGCCGATAATTTGTTTTATAATGTTTGGTTTCATATTTAGTTTGTAATTACACAAATATAAAATTAATTTTTTTAATTATATCATTTTCTGTGTGACAATGGAAATTCAATTTTTTTTTTATTTTTTAAAATATTTTGTGTGCGTCTTTGTTTAGGGGACTTCCAATAAACAACCCCACAATTTTTTTAAAGAATCGGTGTACCCCGTATGCCATAACCATTAAATATTTAGAAATTATGAGAGATTTACAAGAGTACGTAGGAACCAAGGAAGAAAGAGTTGCAAGAGTTAGTCATGGCTCACTTTGGGAAGTAGCAAAGAAAGTTAGTAAAAATGCTAAGGATGTTCGTGTTCAACCTACAAGTGGCGCTAACTATGCTAAAGCTGTTGCAGGTAAGGCAAACTTCTGCGTCAAGGTCTATTGGACTGAAGGCACAGGTGCGAATGCTAAGGAGATGACATTCCCAACAACAGGTAACATCATTTGCTCAGCTGAAGTCACTAAAATGGTTGTTACTAACGAAGTTGCGTTCATCGACCTGATGTCATTTCCTGTTTGTGACCATACCGTTGGCAAAGGTTACAAGAATGAAGGCGTTACGTACTTCCAATTGCAGCTGCCAAACGTTGAGGTTTTTTCTACTGATGACATGTCTGTTACCGCTGATGACGTTAAAGGTCGTAAAGTGTTCGTGAGACAGCCAATCAATCTGGCCTCATTACTTGCAAGAATTTAGTGATTAGGGACTAGCAATCCCTTTTTATATATAATCATGTTTACTAACGGTTTCTTTATAATCAATATGCAGCTCAAATGTTAAAATTTGGGCTGTTATTGCATTATTCTCAGTGACTTTAAAGTTTTCACGGTTATTTTAAACTTTCTACGGCGACAGAAAAAGTTTTGATTACGATATTCTCAATAAAACTGTTAAAATTCTAAACAGATGTTCCTTGAGAAATGATTTAGGTGTATTGTTGTCCTTAATATATAGGACTCTAAAACTATTTTGCCTATTTAATGTAACTTGTTGAATAATAACGAGTTAAAATGAGAAAAGTGTGTTAAATGTGGGAGGTGGTACAATAAACACCATTATTTACACATTCTGAAATCTTAAAAAATTCAAAAACATGTAAAAATATATAGCATTATAAGCTGGTAGTATTGATAGTAAGCTTAATGATTCTATTATTGAGTTTGTGCTAACCTTGATATTAATGATGTTACCTCTGTATTGGAAAAGTTCTATCATCTTCATAGTTATATGTATTCTTTAATGATTTTGACCTGCTTTCTTTAGTAATGCTAACATTGAGCTTGTTATTCGTGATGGTAAAATGTGTTATGAAGTTTGGACAATAATAATTAACTAAAGCATGAAGTTATTGGTATGTTTTAAATACCTATATTAAATAGTGCTGTATTAATATAGCTTTAACATGTAATAAACCTTATATTTAATTTAACAAGACAACTAGGAGTCTATAAAATAACCTTTGATAAGACTAGACGAAACATTACACATACTTAACTCTTGACCTAACTAGCTTAGGATAGATTACGAAGATAGTGTAATGTCAGGTTTAACAATATAAATAACAATATTATGAATTTATTAATAAGAATGGTAAAAAATGGAGTACAAGGTTCAACAAAACAATGGAACATAAGTACTAAAGTAGACAAAATTACAGCTCAAAAAATAGTTAATAGAGACTTTTCTATGTTTATAGAAGGAGGAGGAAAAGTAGAAATTATTGGGCAAATAACACCATTAGTATAACAACATTAAACCTCACTGGAGATAATATCAAAGGTGGGGTTATATAATTTAACAATATAAATAACAATATTATGACAAATACATTAAAAGAAACAATGAATGAAGTATTATCTTCTATCTATTCAGATAATAGAGTAAATACTAAAGAATACACAGATTTAGAAGCATTGGAAGAATTAAAAAGTGCAATTGAATGTTTAATTCAAAAACGTGTTAATAAATTTTCACACATTTAATAACAACATTAAACCTCACGGCGATAACATCAATGTGAGGATTTAAACAATAAAATAATTTGAATACACATTTTAATTTAACAAAATAGAAATTATGAGATTAACAAGATTACTTACATATCTGGTTTATTGTGGCGACGTAGACACATTATCAGTTGCAATTAAAAAAAGAATAGGTTGTGATTTAGAAAACAAAGATATATTTTCTATGACTTGTGAAAAGCATGATCCAGAAACTATGATCTGTACTTTAACTGTCTGGAATCATTCAAAGTTTAATCAAAACAATGCTTTATAATGAAATTATTTAAATTTTTAATATTAACTAAAAAATATATACAATGAAAACTCAAATTATTAAATTTTATGTACTATTGTTAATTTGTATAAATATGATAGCATTTATATTATATATAGAACATGAAAGTGCTGTATCTTCTGTTTTTGCTACAATGCTTTGTAGTGTTTTTATTATTATTACAATAATTTTAGTCGTAATTATTGTAAACTTAAAAAAAGGAGAAGATTACATAAAAAACGGAAATTCTGATGCTCATCCTGATGCTCATCTTTGGAAGCAAGAAGCAAATGATGAAGAGATATGAAACAAGATATTATTAAAAAAATTGCTACTTGTAATATGATTGAGCTTGAGTTTATAGCTAAACATATTATTATTAGGCAAAAACAACTTCTTGAGCTTAGGAAGTATAATTTACAAGTTCTTAGATCAAAAAGAAAATAAAAGTTGTATTGTAGTTCCTTGGGAGGAAATATAATATTACTTCTTGAGGAAATAATGTAAAAAATAACAATGTAAAAACTAAATTTGATGGAAAAAATATTAAAATATGATAGCGAAAAAGTATCCTTTGATATATTTATTAAAGATGGTATGAAAATAGTTTTTGATAGTTTTGGTCTTATTCATAAATTTAGTGATGATATGTCTAATGAAGAAATTGTTAAAAATATTGAAAAAAATTACGAATATACTTGGACTGAACAAATTAAACGTGAACGTTGGGCTAGACAAATATTTAGAAAGCCTGAAATACAAATTACACTTAAAAAACTATTACGAAAAATATGAAAGATGTTATTTCAGAGTATTTAAAAAAAGCAGATGCTTGTAATCATTTAGATAATTATAATCCAGTTAGTAACAAGTATGATACACCTAATTATTTATTAACATTTAAAAAACTAAATCAAAATGAGTAAAACAAAAAAGTACAAAAAGAAATTGTAGAACAAGTTCAAATCACTAGAGGATTTGCAGGAAATTTTGCACATGGTTCACAAGCCGTGCATAGACATCCTGTAACACATTATAAAGTTGTTAAAAAACATCTTATTAATAAAGAATCAAAAACTGAAAAATTAGTTGAAATTTATAAAGAAATAGTTAATAATTCTAATGCTTTAACTAGAGCTAGAAAAAGGGCTAATATTTTAGCAAGAGCTAACAATTTTGTTAGATTTGAGAATAGTAATAAAGTGTTGTTAACACTTTAATTGTATTTCGTCAACCGGAGCTACGGTACATTAAAGGTAATCAGTCTTTAAAATTAAAATAGGTTTAATTTAAAAATATTAAAAATGGCATCAGAAAACAACAAAATCAGAATGATTAATATGCTTGCATGTTTTTCAACAAAAGAACAATTAACTACTAAATTAATAGACGCTATAAAAGAGTATGTACAATCAAATTTCTCGGAAGATAAAGAACCTTTAATAGAAATGACACTTCTTATGATGAAGTTTAAACAAAGAGGTAAAGACGTTCCTAAAATTATGAGAGAAGTAGAAGAAGATATTAAAATTATGGGCACTGCTGTAGAGTTTGAAAAAATGACTTCTAATTTAAAATCTGAAAATTAACATGGCACTTAAAAAAATTAATTCAGAAAATAATTTAGATTTTATCAATAATCTTTTAAAAAAAGAACATTATGAAGATCTTGGTTGGTCTGCAGAAGGTGTTGAATTAAAAATTAAAGATAAAAACATTCAAAAAATTGTAATCTTAGACGATAATGAGAATTCTCAAACATTTTTTATAGACAATCTTAACAAACAAATCCTTAGATGCAATTCATTTAACGATTAAATAATTTTAATTAAACCTGGCCGGCGATAATATCAATGGTCAGGTTTTTAATTTATAGAGAGTATGAAATATTTAAACAAAATTTGGATCTTATTTGTATATTTTGGAATATGGTTTGGAATACCACATTGGTTGGTTGTTTATAATGAAAACATAGATTTTTATATGATGGTTCTTTTTATGTGGGTTCCTGCTGGATATGTAGTAGCATATTTACAAAAAGATTAATAATAATTTAAAAACTAAAAAAAAAAATGAAAACAAAAAAACGTTGTACAATATTAAGATTAGTTTATAGTACTAACCCTATAAGAGCTGCAAAATCAACTATAAAAATTATTAAACCTTCTGCAAAAGTGTATTTTGCTATTAAATCATAAAAAATGGAATTATTTAAAAAATTACCATATCCACATTTTAGCCACGTATCTATTTCTGTTGAAGGTCGGCTAAGAAATGATCTTTTAGGCACTTTTTATAAAACTAGACTCTTAAAAAATAAGGGTCTAGTTTATTGTGATATTTCAAAAACTGTTGAAGGTGTTGTTCACAGAAGAACAATTTTAATAGCGCACGAAGTATGTTTTGCTTTTATACCAATTCCTCATGACTTTAATGATAAACATTATAAAGCATGTCATAAAGAAGGTTTTAGTAAATTAGTAAATACAACACAATCTTTAGAATGGAGAAGTCAAACAGATATTATGAAAAAAAATATGTCTGATTATCCTGAAAATAGAAATAAATTGTCAAAAAGACAAAAAGAATCTTTTAAAGACTACTCAGGAAAAGTGTATGTTAAAACAAGAAAGACAATTCTAAGTGAAGAATCTTTTAGAAAAGAAAAAATTCAATTAGAGAGTAGATTAAAATTTGTTAATCATGTTTTGGACACTGTTTATAAATATTAATTAAATTAAATAACTAAAAAAATGAAAAAAATTATCTTTGTATTATCGTTAATGGTATTTGTATCTGCAATGTCATTGTCATTTGTAATAACAGATGATCCTATTAAAAAAGAATATTTATCTTATTGTGACGGATGGGAAGACGGCTATTGTGAAGGTTGGCGTGATATTAAAGGCGAACTTGCAATTTGTCCAATAACACCAATTTGTCCAATTGAATTAATGTCTTGCCCGTCTACATACAATTGTGGTTACAATCGTGGTTTTCTTGCAGGCAGAGCTAAAGCAAAAAAATAATGGGACAACATGCTGATTACATTTTAATTATATGGGAGCGAGCAAGACAACCTAAATAATTTTATTGTATATAACGTTTAGGCTATGCACCGTAAAGCGTAGCACAATGTCTAATATTAACACTATCCTCAATTGCTTTATGGTGTATAGGTGGTGTTCTAAATCTTTAAAAATTATGGGTTTAAAAAACATTATTACAAGTGATAAAAAGCAATTTTTACAAAAAGAAAGACCATGGTTTCCCTCAATGACAGAAATTGAATATAAAGAACAAATGTATGATGATGCTATTTCTTGTAAAAATTGCGGAATTTGGTACTGGAAAGATTGTACTAAAAGATGTCAATGTGTGTAATTTTTATTGCAGATAACGGCAAAGTATATGAAAAGTAGGGGTATGAAAGCGGTTCAGTTTTCTGGAAGGTGTAACCCCTTAATTAACGGCAGTAAGTCTCGCTGTAAGACTGAAACCCCTATTTTTTATATACATTATTA